TTTCGCCAGTACCATCGGTAAGTGAACCAGCGTTTAATGTGCAAGTGACTGCCCATGTATCAGAAAACAAACCACGAAATTGGTCATTTCCTCTGCGTGTTACAACTGCGGTTGCTGTTGCCATTTTTGATTTCTCCTAATTAAGTTAAAAAAGTCCCCCCACCACTAGGGCAGGGGGCGCAACTGCAATTAGCTAGGAACAACCAAAGCGAACATGGAAGAAGACTTAGCCGCACCAGTTGTAGCGGCACTACGCAAGGCGGCTACGCCATACAGAGTGTCACTTGTGAACAGGGTGGCAAGGTATTCTTGCTTGTACTGGACTTGTGAACGAACACCAACTTGTTCCACCAAAACCATAGAGTCCTTGTGACCCATCAAGCAGACACGAGCAATAGCACTACCGCTAGTTGGGTAAGCGGCTGTTGCAGATGCTGAGTCAGCATTGCTAGAGGTAAACACAGGGATGCCATACAGATTACCGATTTCACCATTTTGGATAGCGTTGCCATTACCGACAAATGCTTGTTCGGTGTAGCGAGCCAAACCCATCAAAGTGTTGCGGCTTGAAGGAGGAATCAGGAAGAAACGACCATCCATAGGAGTGTCGTTGTCATCCAAACGCTGAATGGTGCGGCGAATTGCGGCATCAGTCAGAGCAGACGCATTACCAGTGTTGGTGTTTGCGGTGTAGTCAAAAGCGGTTGTGCCGTCACCACCAATGTAGGCAGAGCCGTACTGAGCACCAGTAGAACCACCATTAGCCAAACGACCCAACTGCACCAAGTCGGTATCAACTTGACGAGCCAAGGCGTAGCCAGCATCAGAAGTGTAGAACTGACGCATGGAGTTCAGAGCTTGTGCTTCCACGATGTCTTCGATCAAGCGGCTATATTCATAGTGCTTGTTGATAGACACTTGTACTTCAGACTCAGTAGCGGCAATCAAAGTGACTGCTGTCTCAGCGGCTTTAGCAGAAGCAGAACCACGGGTAGGTGCAGGAATGTGAACAGTGTCACCTTTCTTGCCCTTGAAGTTCATCTTCATAACCAAGTTGGCTAAAACGAGGTTCTTTTTATAAGCCGCAACGATTTCGTCTGACCAAATTTCAGGGATGAAATTAGCCGCTGTGGTTGTGGTTACTGAACCACTAGGGGAAAATGATGTTGCCATTTGTGTACTCCAAAAAGATCAAAAGTTAGGGTTACTTAACTCTGCCACGCTGGTTGAGTTTTCTGATATTGTCAATAAACAATTCTTTGGTTTCTGTTGGTTGCCTTTTACCTTTTGAACACCAATCCAATACAAGTTTTGCTTGCTCGTTTTTAGAAATTAAATATGGCTCAAGAAGTTGCAATACTGCTACAACTCTAGGTCTTGATTCCATAACAATAGTCCATGAAGGCTTTGCATTTACACGCTCATTCCTATCAAAATATGTTACAGAATAAACAACACCACACATATCTAAAATTTCTTTACAACGCTGAATCAGTTTTTCATTAGTATTAGCAATTTTTACAGAAGGCACATAATATGTATGTCTACGCAGAAGTGAAATACAACCTTCGCCATCCATAATACCCGCCAACCAAGCCTTGTCTGTCTCCTTTATCATTTCACTCGACCTTCACTGTATGCCGCCATGATTTCATCACTTAAAGCATCGTATCTTGCAGGGTCTTGCATCTTCAGCCGAATAAGGTCAGCCCTTCGGTAAACTCTTTTTCCAGACTCTCCAGTACCACCAACATCAACAGTTGCCGCCTTAAGGTTTGACTTGCGTTGGGTTTCCCCTGCTTCGCTTGTCTGTTTTGCCTTAATGCCCTTCAATTGCTTGTAGGTGCTCAACAATTCGTTAGCACTGTCGTAATCATATTCACCATCAGCCTTTGCATACAAGCTAATGCGAACAGGTGAAGATTTCACCCAATTCGCAAAGTCTTGGTCTTGAACAATCTGAGTGAAATCAGGGTGTTCTTGCGCCAGCTTTTGCTGAATTTGCATCTTTTTGAACTCTTGACTAGCTTGTCTAGCCGCAAGTACATCAGGATGATTGTCAACAGTCTTACGAACAGCCGCCTGTGGATTCTCGAAAAAATCTACTTCGGGTTCTTCCTCTTTAATAGGTTGAGCTTTGCCAGCAAGGTTTTGCTTAATGAGTTCATCTGCGAGTTTTCTAACTTCACCAACCTCTTGAGCTTGCTTGCCAATGAGCTTTTCAGCCTCTTGGTGCATCTTGATAATGTCAGATAACTGTTTTCCCTTGTATTTCTCAGGGACATCATCTGACGCTTGCTCAATGATTGAGTCAAGTTTCTGACTCTCAACAATGTCTAACTCACTCTGCGACTCGTCTGGGTTATCAATCAACATATTTTTTCCTTTTTCCTGCCACTTTTGGGTTCTAGGAGATCACAACGGCATAAATGCTTATGTTGTGGCTTTGCGCTCATGCGCCAATTTGTCTCGGTGTTTCTTGTCAAATTTCATCCATGAAGATGGAAAATGACCCGACCAACCTTCCAAGTTGACGCTTGGTGCGCTGATTGTGCGATTGGCTGAACCACCGCACTCACACTGAGTTTCCTGTGCCTCATAATCACAGTACCTCTCAATTCTGTGTCCGCTTTTGCAAACAAATTCATACATTCTTTTCATTCAATTCCTCATAGGCTCGTTCGCTGACTTCTTTCAAAGTTTTCAGCCAAGTCAAGATGGAAAGTTCACCTTTTCTGAACATCAAGGTCTTTTCATCAGGAATTACGCTTATATTATTGAGTGACTCTATCATATTGTCAATATCAATAATTAAATCCTTCCAACCCTGATTCCCCATCATCTCAAACCTACTTTCGTAGTACTTTTGTAGTTCTGGGGTCATGTTATTTCTCAATCCAATTTGTTATAGATTCATCCCATTTATATATTTTTCCATCAGTAGGCATGGCAACAGGCGCAATCCATTGGCAAGTTTCTTCTACTAATGTCCAACTTGGATATGGTTGTGGAGGAATAAATGCATTTCTTTGCTCATCAAAGGTGTATCCAATACCAGCGTAGTTTTTACGAATTTTCCCGTTATAGCTGGTCTGTTTCCACTCGCCGCCACCATAAGACTGACAAAAAGCAATTCCTTTTTTTTCGCTTTCTATACCATTTTCAAGCAATTCATCATTTGCCACGACAATTACTTGTATGACGATATTTTGTTCATTAAGTTGTGCAAAGTGTGCCATCAGATTGTAATACTCCCTGATCCTGTCCATTTATAAATTCTGTACCCACCAGAAACAGTAATAGTTGGCGAACCTGTTGTAGATGTTGCCGCTGGATATGTGTCTGCATATCTAATAATGACAACACCTGAGCCACCAGCCGCACCATTTGGATATGGAGTGTATGCGCCCCCTCCACCACCGCCTCCAGTGTTCGCTGTACCAGCAACAGAATCAGTACCACTTCTGCTTGCACCTTTACCACCTCCACCAGCGCCACCTGAACCAGCAGTACCAGTAACATTTCCATCACCACCCCCACCGCCACCTGCGTAAGTTACAGATGAACCTGTAATAGATGACGCTGTTCCATCTCCACCCGACCCAGCAGTGGTACTTGATGTAGAACCACCAGAGGCACTTGCACCACCTCCACCACCACCTGAAAAATGCCCTATGCCTCCCCATCCAGAACCGCCATTATTTCCCTGACTTGGGCTTGTGCTTGGCGTATTTCCAGTTCCTCCAGCAGTGCTTGTACTTTGCCATCCAGCGCCACCGCCACCAGAGCCACCATTGCCACCAGCACCCGCTAAATAAGCCCCACCTTTTCCACCACCAGTAGAAGTAATAGTGCTAAAAACAGAATCTGAACCCGCTGTATTTTTTGCGCCACCACCTCCGACTGTAATGGTGTAACTTGTTCCAGCCGTTACCGAAAAAGATGTTGCTGTTCTAAATCCACCAGCACCACCGCCACCGCATCCAGCGCCATTATTTGAATCATCACCACCTCCACCACCACCAGCAACAACTAAATATTCAACTGTCGGAGTTGGAACAATGGCACTAGCAAGAAAAAAGTTTTTAGCGGCAAACATTATGGCGTATACCCTTGTGCAATAGAACCATACCAATTCGTACCATCAGAGATAAAAGTCAAAATATCCATTTTTCCAGCTGTTGCTGTAATAGTTGGTGCGCCAGCAGTACCCCATTTCACAGAAGTAAATGTGGCTGTGCCATTTCCTGTACTTGCCGCCTGTTTAAGCAACAACACAAATGATTTGCCAGCAGTAGCTGTTGGCATGGTAAATGTGCAAGCAGTTGATGCGGTTAAAGTTGCAGTTTGCACTGTTCCATTTGTCAATGAAATTGTGTTGGATGTTGTAACAGTACCAATTGCAACCACACTTTCAACATAATTTGTAACTGTTGAGTTTGTCAGTGTTTTATTGGAAAGTGTTTCAGTTCCTGTATATGTTGCAATAGATGCACCAGCTAATGTAGTAGCTCCTGTTCCACCATTTGCTATTGGTAAAGTTCCTGTAACTTGAGATGCAAGGTTAACAGTTCCAATAATCTGTTTTAGATTTCCATTGGTATCATAAGCACCACTGGTAGTCCAAGTATCACCAACTTGTAAAGTAACTTTAGCTAAAGTTCTTGTATTTGCACCATTAACATAACCAACAGTAATTGTTACTGCCGCTGTATCTGTATTCTCAACAGTAATAGTATTCACAATTCTACGAGTTGATGATGCTGGTGCAGAAACTACAGTAACTGCTGTAGTTCCATTTAAAGTTCCATCACTTGCACCCTCAGTAAAACTTGTGCCATTATTGTCAGCATAAGCAGTTGTGTAATGAGGATTTGTAGTAGCTGGCGCACCAGACATCACTACTGTTATAGATTTTGAAGTTGTGTCTAAAACTATCATAGTTTCCTCATTTTAAGAACCACGCATAAGCATAGGCATTTGTTGTTGATGATGCAACTGTTGCCCAAGATGTATTTGTACCATCAGTAGTTAAATACTTTCCAGAATTACTTGTTTGGCTTGGTGCAAGTGCATTGAATGCCGCTGTTGCAGTAGTTTGACCAGTTCCACCATTTACAATTGCAACAGTACCAGTGACATTGCTTGCCGTACCAGTTGTATTTTGATTTAATGTAGGAATATCAGCGGCAACAATTGCCCTGAATGTTGGTGCTCCAGCAGACCCATTAGGTGCGGCTAAGACATAGTTGGCAGTCTTAGACGCATAAGGGTTTTGGGTGTCTCCATAACTTGCCGCCAAACTGATTGCAGGAGTTGTTCCTCCACTTGATGCAATAGGTGAAGTTCCAGTTACAGATGTCACTCCTGTATTTGAAATAGTCACCGCACCAGTAGCACCTGATACAGAGATTCCAGTTCCAGCAACGGCTGAAGTTACTCCAGTATTGTTAACAGTGATTGAACCAGCACCATTGCTGACAGAAATACCTGTTCCAGCAGTTAGATTACCTTTTTCCCACAATGAAGTGGTTGCGTTATAGATAATTGTTTGACCATTGCTAGGGGACTGAGCAGACACATTATGTAGTTCATCTAACTCATAGCCGTTTTGAACTTTGACAAACAGCTTACCTTGAGTTGGGTGAGCGTATTCAACAATAGCGACATAAACTAAGTGGTTTGGCGCATAAGATTTAGTCGTAGTCAAAGCACCAGCAGTCGTAGGGCTTAAATACAACTGATCTCCATCTGCATATGCAGATGTATTGATGTTAGTAATCAAGCCAATAATGGTTACATAACCATTAGAGTTGTTTGCCAGATCAGCACTCATCAAACCAAGTGTTTGTGCTGAATTTGTATCGTTGTTTGCTTGTGCTTTAGTGACTGTAGGATTTTGACCAGTAGCACCACTGATATAAACAGCAGTACCTTTGGTAAGAGTTGCACCAGTTGTATTGCGAACCAAGCAAACTACATTTGTAGTGGATGCCGCTACAGCAACACTCAAATCAGCAGTAGAACCAGTAGTAGTGACAGTAACACTACCATCAGTTGAGGTAATAAATTGCAATGTCTCAGATTGGTCAATCTTTTGCCAAACTGTGCCATTGAACAGCAACCAATCACCAACTTGCCAATCAGTGATGCCGTTCAGATTCGTAGAGCCAGCAGTTGCAACAATGTAGTAATAGCCATTTGTGCCAGTGCTACTCGCAAGTGTTGGCGTATTGGTAGATGCGTTCCAAGTGCCTTGATAGCTCAATCCACCAGCAACTGAAGCCCATGAAGTGCTTGTCCCATTGGTGGTTAAAAACTTTCCTGAGTTTCCTGTCTGGCTAGGAATCAAATCATCAATCTGAGTTTGTAAAGAATCTAGAGTATCAAGTACAGACTGAGAAGTACCGCCACCATTAGTAATGACTTTGATGCGTTCTGCAAGATCAGGAGCAACAACTTCACCAACATTGAGTTCAACACCAGAAGAAAGTGTAATGACAAGGCTACCATCAAAATCAATCCGAGCAGAGGTAACAGAAACACCATCAACACCATCCACTCCATCACGCCCATCTCTACCAGCGTCACCTTTATCACCCTTTGCGCCATCTCGACCTGCTTTTCCATCTTTGCCATCCCTTCCATCTTTGCCGTCTTTCCCATCACGACCATCTTTGATAGAAGCAACACGCTTTTCAATGGCATTTCCTACATCGTCATAGCGAGAACGAATGTCAGCTTCAATCTTCTTCAGGGCTTGAACAACAAGGTCAACATTCTCGCCAATCTTGCGCTTTTGCACTTCTTTGGCTTGGGCAACTGATTGACGCACTGAATCCAAAACAGCCATCTGCTGTTCAGGAGTCATGTTCTTAAGGATTAGCTCCTTGGCAAGGTTTTCTACATCCATTATTCAGTACCAGTTTGTGCAGAACTCAACTGCTTGGTCAATTGGTTGAGGAAATCTTCTTCCATGCCTGAAATCTTGTTGTTTTTCTCTGCCATTTGCAGTTCAACAATCTTAGATTTGTTTTTGATGTCTGCTTCTTTCAACATCAATTCGGCAATCTTAACTCTCTTGTCAAACTCTTTGGAAGCTAAATCATCCTGATTTGGCAAGTTTTTGGTCAAAGCACTAGCCGTTTTTGCCTGTACTTCTTGAGGCATCAACTGTGCTTCAACCAACAATTTCTGTGCTTCAGCCCTATTTTGCTCTGCCGCTGTCGTGTTTACAGCAATCTGAGCCTGCGCCGCTTGGATAGCCAACTGCTGTTGAGCCTGTTGCATCTGCTGTTGCTCAGGATTGGGTTGCATCATCTCATCCAACTTGGCAATCAACTCCATTCGGTTGCTCAAACTGGAGTTTGCAACGATTCCCTTCAAGATAATTGGCAAAACAGGAGTCTCAGCACCCAAAGTCTGCAACAAACCAATGAATTGCTGTTGTTCGTACTCTCTGGCAATGATGCCAAGGGTAGCAGTGGGGATGAAATTCATGTCTACTGAAGGGTAACGCTCTGGGTCAAACTGCATGAACCTGAAAGCCGCCTTTTTGATGAATGGAATCAAGAAATCTTCTTGGAAATTCACCAAAGTACGCTTGTATTTCTTGATGATCGAAGCAACAGCCATCGACATACCTGAACCACCCCCATCACGGGTAGATTGGCTCACCATTCCCTGAGAATCTAGCGTTCCAGTTGCTTGCAACAGCATTCTTTCAAAGGCTTGGGCAGTGGCAAGGTTGTTTGGGTCAGTCTGACCGAACTTGAATGGGTACAAAATCTCGCTTGGTGCGCCATTTGTCAGGATTGCCTTGCCCGGCTTGACTTCAAACTTAGCACCACGGGGCAAGCGAGTCGCATCCA